TGCAGGTGCCTTCGTTGCTACGCCGAAAAGAGGTATGCACGAATACGTTGGAGCAGTTGACATCAACTCGCTCTATCCCTCGGTTATTCGTAGCCTTAACATGGCAGGAGAAACCATCGTCGGTCAGGTCCGGCAGACACTAACTGATAAGTATATGCTTGACAAAGGTAAGCAACTTGCTAGCCTTAAAAAGCGTTTCAAAGAAGGTGACGATGATGTTACTGGTGCTATTCTATGGGAGAACTTGTTTGGCGTATTAGAATATACTGCTATTATGAATCAAGACCGTGGTGTAATGCTTACTATAGATTACGAAGATGGTCGTAGTGAAGAATATAGTGCTGCTGAAATATGGAAGATGATATTTGATAGCAATCGACCATGGATGCTTTCTGCTAATGGTACAATCTTTACTTACGAGAAAGAGGGTGTAGTTCCAGGACTATTGTCTCGCTGGTACTCAGATCGTAAAGTAATGCAGAAGAAACTTAAAGAAGCTACTACTGACGAAGATAGAGATTATTGGGATAAGCGACAACTTGTTCGTAAGATTTTGTTGAACTCAGCATATGGCGCACTATTGAATGAACATTGCAGATTTTATGACAAGCGCATCGGTCAAAGTGTTACATTAAGTGGTCGTCAGATTGTTAAACATATGATGAGTAGTATCAATGAAACAATCGCGGGTAAATATGAACACGACGGGCTAGCTATTGTATATGGAGATACTGACAGTTGTTATTTTACTGCGTATCCTATTCTCTCTATGGATATAGCAAAAGGTGATTTAGAGTGGAATAAAGAAAATTGTATCTCATTGTACGATAGTATTGCTGACCAAGCTAATGAATCATTTCCTGCATTCATGGAACGTGCTTTTCATGCGCCACGTAAGAACGGTGCAATCATTAAAGCTGGTCGTGAATTGATTGGTGATCGTGCTATCTTTATCACAAAGAAACGCTATGCTATCAATATCTTTGATAAAGAGGGCAAGCGTAAAGATGTAAACGGCAAGAACGGTGATATCAAAGCAATGGGTCTTGACTTGAAACGTGCTGATACTCCAAAGTATATACAAGAATTCTTAATGGATGTTCTTACAAAGGTCCTTGCTGGTGAGCAACGTGATAAAGTTATTGAAATGGTTAAAGAATTCAAAACTAAACTATCCGAACAAGATAGTTGGACAAAGGGTAGCCCAAAGAGTGTTAATAACTTAACTAAACACACTATTGAATTTGAAAAGACTGGTAAGTGTGGTGTGGGTCATGCTCGGGCAGCAATTAACTGGAACTATCTACGTAGAGTATATGGCGACAACTATAGTCAGAAGATTATAGATGGTATGAAGATTGTTGTTTGTAAACTCAAAGACAATGCTTTGGGATTCACTAGTATTGCTTATCCAGTAGATGAATTAAGATTGCCCACGTGGTTCAAAGAGTTACCATTTGATGATTTACTTATGGAATCAACATTGGTAGATGAGAAGATAGACAATTTACTTGGCGTATTGAATTGGGATATCAGAAGCAATACAGATGTTAACTCAATGTTTGATGAACTATTCACATTCGGTTAAACTGGTGTTGACTATCGCAATATATTCCACTATAATACGTGATAGGAACTCCTAAATATTTTAAACAAAGGAAACAAAATGAAAGATTATTTAAAAGACTTGATCGACCATACTTATGGTCTTGGTGGCATTGAACTTATTAAGGTTACTGGCACAGATACTGATACTGCAATTAATGCAGTAGCAGAAAATAAAAGCGTTATCATCAGTGGTACATTCAAAGACCCCATTAGTGATTTCATTGGTGTATTTGGTATGCCTAACTTGAACAAACTTAAAACAATTATTGGGTTTGATGAGTATGATGAAACATCTAAAATCAATGTTGATAGAACTAAACGTGATGGTGTAGATGTTCCCACTACTATTCACTTTGAAACAAAGAGTGGTGACTTCATTAATGATTATCGTCTTATGCTTAAAAGCGTAGTTGATGAGAAAGTGAAATCTGTATCATTCAAGGGTGCTAAGTGGAATGTTGAATTTGAACCTACAATTGCTGGTATTCAACGTCTTAAGAAGCAAGCACAAGCGAATAGCGAAGAAGAACATTTTGTGTTCAAAACTGATGGTAGTGATTTGAAAGTATTCTTTGGTGATGCTTCAACACACAGCGGTAACTTTGTATTCAACACTCCAGTTACTGGTACACTAGCTGGTACACACAAGTGGCCTGTTAAAGAATTCTTATCTATCATGGATCTAGTTGGTGACAAGACAGTTAAGATCAGCGAACAAGGTGCGACTGAAATCACAGTTGATAGCGGTATCGCAACCTACGTTTACTTATTGCCAGCTAATAAGAAGTAAAATAGCTTGAAACAAGATAATCTAGCAGCAAAGCAAAAGCCAGAGTGGGCATTGTTCTTACCTGCAGTCAGTAGTTTCTATATTGCTGGCTTGGGTAAACAACGTAAAGGTCAAAATTATTTTGATCCTGCACGTATTCCTGCAAGTTTCAACGGTGATGTTGAGAAACTTAACTTTCTTAACAGCAAAGAAGGTCTTTACTATTACAAGTGGGGATTGTATAGTGCTGGTCATGCCAATTTAGATACAACAGTTGATGATCCAAATGAATCTATTATACGTGAACGTGAAGAAGGTACATTCATGTTGGGTGATAGTGGTGGTTTTCAGATATTAAAAGGGCAATGGCCAGCTGATTGGAAGGATCCTAACTGTCCTCGTGCTATGATTAAACGTAAAGCAGTATTGAAGTGGATGGACACATACATGGACTATGGTATGTGTTTAGATATCCCTAGTCAATCATTAACTACTTTCGGAATGAAAGATAAGAATGGTAATAGTCTACATGGTATCAGTACTATTGAAGAAGCAATATCTGCCACACATATTAATAACGAATACTTTATAAATAATCGCTCAGGTAAATGTAAGTTCTTAAATGTGTTGCAGGGCCGTAATCATACTCAATCTGATGATTGGTATGAAGAAATGAAGAAGTATTGTGATCCAAATATCTACCCAGACAATCATTTTAATGGTTGGGCGTTTGGTGGTCAGAACAAGATTGACATTCACTTGACACTACGTAGATTAGTTGGTATTATCCATGATGGATTACTATGTGAAGGTAAACATGATTTGATTCATTGCTTGGGTACAAGTATCTTGGAGTATGCTGTATTGTTTACAGACATACAGAAAGCAGTACGTAAGTATCACAATCCAAGTCTACAAATTACATTTGACTGTGCTAGTCCATTCTTTAGTGCTGCTAAGGGTCTTGCTTATTTCAATACAACTATTGAACATAACAAGAAGTGGTCTTATCAAATGGAAAAGACTGCTGAAAAGAAAAATTATGCTACTGATACACGTAAATTTCGTGATGCTGTTTTAGCTGAAGGTATACATAAGCAATTTACTGATAGTCCAGTTACTGATACATTAGTAATGAAAGATATGTGCTACCGTGGTCAAGGATTCTTAGGTAATCATGGCAAAGAAACTAAAACAAGCTGGGATACATTAAGTTATACATTGATACAAAGTCATAATGTTTGGATGCATATGAATGCAGTTCAAGAAGCTAATCGTCAATATGAAACGGGTGTAGTACCCAAGATGTTGGTACACAAGTTTGAAGGTGATAACTTTTTTGCTAACATTGTTGATGAAATCTTTAGTAAGAAAACTAAACAAGAGTCATTAGATTTGATTGAATATCACAGTAGTTATTGGAAACAATTCCAATCAGGTAGTCAGGGTATTAGCGGTAAGAAAACGGTTAATGCTATGAGTATGTTTGAAGAATTGTTTACAGTAGATGAAGAACCAATTGAAGAAATAGAAGATAGCGATGAAGCTATGTCATTAGTTTTGGAGTAATAATATGTACAGACAACGAATTGCAAAATTACAACGAAGGGCCATAGACCTTGACAAGGAAATATTAGCCGCGGAAAAGGATAGTAACTTTAACAAAGACGCCCTTAAAGCTATTCTGATAGACAGAAATGATGTATACTATGAGATAAGAAGATATACAAAACTTCAATGGGATGAAGATCACGAAAGTGTTAACTTTGAGGATGATAGATAATGGATCAAACAGCGCAAACTCTTGCCGAACAACGTCAACGTATTAAAAATAAAGCATTTCGTTCAATCTTTGTACGATTTCAAAAAGAAGGTATTCATAAGTACCCCGCAGCAGCAACAGACCCAGCACTTGCTACAGGTGATGAGTATGATGTTAGCTTTCTCGCAACTTTACATCGTCACATATTTCATTTTGAAGTGACGATTGAAGTGTTTCACAACGACCGTGATATTGAGTTTATTCAATTCAAACGATGGTTAGAGAATCAATATTCTCAAGGCATTCTTGCGTTGGATTACAAAAGTTGTGAAATGATTAGTGATGACCTTTATGAGGTTATCGCAACTCGGTATCCAAGTCGTAATATCAAAATCAAAGTCTCTGAAGATGATGAGAATGGTGCTACAATTTCTTATAACAGAACTCAACCTTATCGTAACCTCGCTATTTAAAGGAAATATAAAATGGCAAAACAAACTTTTCAATCAAATCCACGTGTTACTCAAATCTTTGAGGACCTAGAGAAATATCTAGAATTCTGCGTGGACTTTGGTTATAAGTACAATGAAGCAGAACTCTATGATCAACGGAGTTATGTATACCGGCAGTATACTAAATTTGCCACAGGCAAATTTGCTAAAGATCAATGGCAGGAAAACGCTCGTCCATAATGACATGATTAAACACCCCGTTATTAATTCTGATTTATCCGTTTACGAATATGATTTGCTGCCGGAGTTTGACTTCAATAAGTTGGTTAATTATATAAACGAATATAAAGAACAATATCCAAAAAATCATTTTAATGATGGATATTGGAACGGGGGAAATTGGTGGCATTCAGACTATATTGTACATTATCAAACTGATAAATTTAACGACCTAATAGCAAATATAGAAGAAAAGGCAACATCTATAATGCCCTCACAGAATATAAATGTTAGTTTGGAAGTGAAAGAGTCATGGATAATTGATTATAAAAGATTAAGTTTTCACAAAGAACATGATCACAGTCCAATTGGATTTAGTGCAGTATGTTATATAGATACAGTTTATGCATCTGATATTTGGTTTAACAAAACTAAAATAACACCTGAAACCGGGAAGTTAATAATATTTCCCGGCTCACTAAAACACAAAGTTAGCCCAATGACAAATTCAAATGGACATAGATTGATAATGGCTTTTAATTTATTTCCGAAAATAAACTATGACAAGCTAAACAAATATATAGATGATATAAAAAATGCGTAAACTATTTTACATGGGTCTTGAACCCTATAAAGCAAGGTATACTTTACAGTTACAAGACTGGAATACTACTGTGTTTGATAAAAGAGGCATCAACTATGTTGTAGTGCCCGGGGAAACACTAAGTAATGACCAAGCAATTGTAACAGGTCAAGTATTAGATGCACATGGTCGTACATACTACGGTATGTCACAGCTAATGAATCTAATCAAAATGATGAAACAAGGAGAATTAAACAATGAAGATGTTATCTACTTTGAGGACATGTTTCAACCCGGCATCGAAAGCCTTCCTTATATCCTCAATCAAATCGATGCTAGTCACCGGCCTCGTATTTTTGTTCGCTGTCTTGCCCAGTCTATTGATCCTGACGATTTTGTTCATGTGTGGAATATGCAAGAGTTTATGG